GACTTACAAAATGGTTTAATGAAAAATGGGTAGATATTGGAGCAAAGAAAAAAGGTGGCAAGTTTCAAGAGTGTGGGAGAAAATCTGCCAGTGGTTCAAGTCGGAAGTATCCGAAGTGCGTACCACTTGCAAAAGCCACAGCGATGTCAAAGTCGCAAAAGGCGAGTGCTGTCAGCAGAAAAAGAGCAGCAGGTAACGCAGGGCCAAGACCTACCAATGTCAGAACGTAAAATATACGATAACTTTTTAGAAGAAAACGCCCTAAGTAAAATAAAGCGTGCAGTTTTTTCACATAACTTTCCTTGGAGTTATAAAGATCAGGTAGGACAACCTGGTGATGGTTTTTATTTTGAACATAACTTTTATGAACATAATAGACCATCAAGTAATGCTTTTGATGTGATAGATTATTACTTTTTAAAAAAGATAGGAGCTAAAAGTTTAATTAGAGTCAAAGCTAATTTATTTACCAAATCAGAAAACTTAATTGAATATGCTTTACATAAAGATCATGAGTTTGATCATTATGGTGCTATCTTATATTTAAATAGCTGCAATGGTTATACTCTTTTTGAAGATGGTAAAGTTGAATCTGTTGAAAATAGACTATTAATTTTTAAATCAAATACCCTTCATGCCAGTACAAATTGTACTGATGCTAATGTTAGAGTAAATATCAACGCTAACTTTTTTTAATAAGTGAAAGAACTAATTATTTTTAGTTGCATTAACTTTTTAACTAATATAAACAAACAACATGATTCAAGGGGATAGTGTAGAATATGAAATTCTAAAAATAGCATGCGATAGTTTAACAGGTGATGATTTATTTACTTGCGAGATAGGTGTTAGACAAGGTGCAGGTTCTAAAGTAATTTTAGATGCATTCAAAAATAAAAAACATTGGCATATAGGTATAGATCCTTACGGTAATTTAAATTATGAGCATTATGATAATTCAGGTAAGTACACTTGTGATTATACAAACAGCATGAAGCTGCAATTAATTAAAGATTTAGATTATGAAAATTTTACATTATTTTCTATGGGTGATGATGAATTCATGAAACGATTTTCAGATGGTGTTCCAATTTATAGAAATGAAAAACAAATAATAAATCATTATGATTTAGTTCATTTTGATGGGCCACACAAAACATTTGATGTTGTTAAAGAAGCTGTATTTTTTGCTGAAAGATCAAGACCTGGTACAGTATTTATTTTCGATGACTATCCAAAATTTAACATGGATACAATTTTAAAAGTTATAGTAAATGAATTTGGTTTTATGCTGCTAAAACAAGGAAAAAATAAATTAATACTTAAGAGAAATTAATGGATATAGATACAATATCGTTACTACAAAAAATTATAGCGAGGAACCTTGAAAGATACAAGCAAAACGCTATATATGGTGTTGACACTCTAGAGAAACTACAATATGTTAGGGGTCAAATCAGATCACTAGAAGATCTGCAACAGGATATAAAAGACCTGCTGTCAAAAACGGAGTATAACGATGAACAAGTCCACGGAGACACCGAAACGGACTGAAGCACTTCTAGACGCGTATAAAACACGTGATGAAGTAGAAACAGTCCTTGATCCTAAAAAGATCGATAAATCAACCTTAGATAAATTACCGACACCTACTGGTTATAGAATTTTGGTACTGCCATATGCAGGGCCAAAGAAGACTAAAGGCGGTCTGTATTTATCTGACACAACACAAGAAACAATACAGATGACAACTGTCTGTGGTCTTGTGCTAAAAATGGGAGATCTTTGTTATCATGATGATAATAAATTTCCTAAAGGGCCTTGGTGCAAACTAAATGATTGGATAATTTTTAGTAGGTATGCAGGTTCAAGATTCAAAATTGAGGGTGGTGAAGTAAGGGTACTGAATGACGATGAAGTTATTTCTACTATTTCTAATCCAGCCGATATTTTGCACCATTATTAAGGAGGAGAAATGGCTGAAGAAAATAAAAGTCCAGATGTGGAATTAGACACAGATGGCGTTGAAGAACAAGTAATTACTGTTGATGCACCTAATGTAAGCAATGCTGAATTTGAAAAAAAGGAAGACGTTGACTTAGGTTATGTAGATGTCAGTAATCAAGAATCAGATTCAAACGAAAAAGATAACACGTTTGAAAACGAAAAAGAAACTAAATTAGAAGAAAAAACTGAAGACGAAGAAGGTCTTAAAGATTATTCTGATAAGGTTCAAAAAAGAATTAAGAAACTTACATATCAAATTAAAGAAGCAGAACGAAGAGAACGTGCTGCAGTTGATTATGCTAAAGGTCTTAAAAGTAAGTACGAAACTACTGAGCAAAAATTTGAAGAGACGGATACAAATTATCTCAAAGAGTATGGTGCTAGAGTAGATGCAGAAAGAGAACAAGCAAAAGCAAGTTTAAAAGCTGCATTAGAATCTCAAGATGCTGATAAAATTATGGAAGCTAACGATAAGCTTACACAATTAGCTGTTGAGAAAGAAAAAGTTTCAATGTCTTTAGGTGAAAAGGAATTGAAAAAGAAAGAAGCTGAGTCAAGACCTAAAGAAGAGACTGTAGCTGCAAAACCACAAATTAGCTATAAAGCTCAGGAATGGGCTACTGATAATGAGTGGTTTGGTACAGATAGAGTCCTTACTTCTGCTGCAATGGGAATACATGAAGATCTAGTACAGCAGGGAATTGACGCAGAGACTGACGAATACTATAATCAAATCAACAAACGTATGAAGGAGTATTTCCCTCAGAAATTTGCTCAATCTTCTACTGAAGAAAAAACAAAAGCTGCACCCGTCCAAAACGTAGCTTCTGTTAGCAGAAGATCAGGTGGACGCAAGTCTGTGAAACTCACCAAATCACAGGTAGTTATCGCTAAGAAATTAGGGGTGCCACTAGAGGAATACGCAAAATACGTGAAGGAAGAAGGAGCCTAATATGGAAAATATTAAAAGTAAAATAAAAACTTCACGCGAGTCTGAAACTAGAATTAAAACTTCTAGAAAGAAAGATTGGACTCCACCATCCAGTTTGGATGCCCCAGCTGCACCGCAAGGTTATGCACACAGATGGATAAGAACTCACACTGCAGGTTTTGAAGATCCAGGTAATGTATCTAAAAAACTGAGAGAGGGTTGGGAATTCGTAAAAGCCGAAACTATTATAAGTGAAATCGGTGAACATGATTACCCAGTTATTCATGATGGAAAACATGCTGGACTCATCGGAATTGGTGGCCTTGTGTTGGCAAGGATACCGGAGGAGATTTTGAAAAGTCGTGCTGAGTATTTTAGAAGAATAACTCAAGACAGAACAGACGCGATAGATAGAGATCTTATGAAGGAGCAACACCCGGACATGCCGATCAATATTGATAGGCAGTCTAGAGTTACCTTTGGTGGTGGACGTAAGAAATAATTTTTTTGCACTACCTACCTAGATAGCTTGGAACATTAACACATAAGGAGAAAACAACTATGGCTAACGTAGCTGAAAAGTTTGGTCTAAGACCATATAGAAAACTAGACGGTACACCATTAGTAGGTGCTCAAAACAGATATGTGATTAAAGACAACTATGCAACTCAAATATTCCAAGGGGATTTGGTTCAACCAACTTCAAATGGTTTTATTGAGAAGCATACTGCCAATACATCAGATGCTGTTGTGGGCGTTTTCAACGGAGTGTTCTACAATGATCCAACTACTCAAAAACCAACGTATAGTAATTACTATCCTGGTTCTATCAACCCAACTCAAGGCGATATTACGGCTTTTGTTGTTGATGACCCAGATGCTGTATTCCTAATGGATGCAGACGCTACGTTTGCGAGAGCAGATCTATATAAGAACTACTCTGTGACAAACACTACTGGTGTTACACAAACAGGACTGTCAAAAGCACAACTTGATGTATCAGTGTCAGGTACTGCGGGAACATTTGCTGTACAAGCAATTGATATTTCGCAAGACCCTAACAACTCTGATCAAGCATCAGCGAATGCTAACATTCTTGTTAGAATCAACAATCACTTCTACAGAAGTGGTACAGGTATAGCATAATAAAGGAGATAAACTATGGCAATATCACGATCCCAACTAGTTAAAGAACTAGAGCCAGGTTTGAATGCTTTATTCGGCCTGGAATATAGTAGATACGAAAATCAGCATGCTGAAATTTTCTCTACTGAAACATCTGACAGAGCTTTCGAAGAGGAAGTAATGTTAAGCGGTTTTGCTTCTGCACCAGTTAAACAAGAAGGTGCTGGAGTAGTGTTTGATCAAGCAGGTGAAACTTTCACAGCAAGATACAACCACGAAACAGTCGCATTAGCATTCTCAATCACTGAGGAAGCAATCGAAGATAACCTATACGATAGACTAGCAGGAAGATACACAAGAGCTCTTGCAAGATCTATGGCAAACACGAAGCAAGTTAAAGCTGCCAACGTATTGAACAATGCACAAGTTACAAATGTAACAGGTGGAGACGGAGTATCATTAATTAATGCTTCTCACCCACTAGCTACAGGCGGAACTTTTTCAAACGTTCTTGCAGTTGCTGCAGACTTAAACGAAACTTCACTCGAGCAGTCATTGATTGACATTGCTGGATTTGTCGATGAGAGAGGCTTGAAAATAGCTGCTCAAGGTAGAAAAATGATAATTCCAAAAGAATTACAATTTACTGCTGAGAGAATCATGAAGTCTCCAATGAGAGTTGGAACTGCAGACAATGACATCAACGCCATCAATAACATGGGTATGGTACCAGAAGGTTACAGAGTTAATAACTTTTTAACTGACACTGATTCATACTTCTTAATGACTGATGTACCTAACGGAATGAAAATGTTCGTTAGATCACCAATCAAAACTGCGATGGAAGGTGACTTCGATACTGGTAACATGAGATTTAAAGCTAGAGAAAGATACTCTTTCGGATTTTCTGATCCAAGATGTATTTTTGGTAACGGAAACTTACCTACAAGCTAATAAATACAACTAGTATTATTAATTAGGGGCGGTGTTCACATCGCCCCTTTTTTTATGTATAATAAAAATACCTAGAAATTTATTTAATTTTGTAGACTGGCTAGGCAGACGGTATAGAGACTACAAAGTTTAACCGCTATACAAGGAGAAACTATTATGGCAAACACTACTTTTTCGGGACCAGTAATTTCAGACAATGGTTTTATTGTTCCTACTTTTACACTAGCAACTTTACCTACAGCAACAGCAGGTTTATTAATCTATGTTTCTGATGCAACAGGGGCCTCTTTAACAGGTTCTCTTTGCTTTGGTAATGGCACTAATTTTGTAGACGTTACTACAGGTGCTGCAGTAGCATAATTAATCGTGGCTCCTTCGGGAGCCACAACATAAGGAGAATTTTATGGCAGCTAAAGCTGATATACAAGCAACAAGAGTAGTGGGAACTGCAACATCAAATGTGGTTATTGCTTCTCCTGTAAGACTTAAAGGAATGATTATTGCTTCTGATGGGGGTGGTGCTGGTCAAGTATCTTTAAATACGGGATCTTCATCTGGTGGTACAAATTTATTTACAGCCGATGTACCATCTGGAGACGTAATTAATTTTTCATTACCTGAAGATGGAATACTATTTACTAACGGAGTTTATTTATCTACAGCAACAAATGTAACAGCAGTTACTTTATTAACTGATAAATTTTCAGGGCCTAACTTAACGGGACAGAACGGATAATTTATGTCAGGTGGAGGAAGTTTTACATCAGATCAGGGTAATGCCCATGCTACAGCAACTGGTCAATTAGTTCCAACAGGAAGAAGAGCAAGAGTTACTTCTATTCAAGGAGAAGGTATTGCATCAGCACTGTTAGTTTTTAGAAGTGGAGGAGGATCAGGAGATGTAATAGCTACTTATGGATTTGGAACAGAAGGTTTAGATCTTTATATTCCAGGTTCAGGTATTTTATTTGAAGAAGGTGTTCACGTCACAGTAACTAATTGCCCAAACGTTTCAATTACATTTACGTAAAATGTCTAAAGATAAAAGCTATTATTCAGATTTAAATTTAGGTATCGATCCTAGTGATGAAAAAGTTTTTATCAATGTTGGTAAATCAACTGAAAATTCTAGATTAGACATTGGTGTAAAAACAGATGGTCAATTCAAAATAAAATTTAAAAAAAGATTTAGTAGAGGTGGAAAAGCTGAAAATCCAATCTCTAGAAATAAAAAAAATTATAGATCAACAAAATCAGGAGCAGGTATGACAGCTGCAGGAGTCGCAGCATATAGACGTGCTAATCCTGGATCTAAACTAAAAACAGCAGTAACAGGTAAAGTAAAAAAAGGATCTAAAGCAGCAAATAGAAGAAAAAGTTATTGTGCTAGAAGCCTAGGTCAGTTAAAAAGATCTAGTGCAAAAACTAGAAATGATCCAAATTCAAGAATCAGACAAGCGAGACGTAGATGGAAATGTTAGACTATGTCTTATTTAAATGCTAACATACCACCAATTTATTGTCAGGTAAGAAAGGAGTACCTTTATGATCTTAAACAACATCAAGGCGAAGTTGACGATTGCGTTGTCTTCGGTTTGGTATCGATATCAGGCCGTGCGTTATTATTTAATATCATGCTACCCAACGGTGCGTGCTTTTGGAGAATCCCAATTTCGGCTTTTATTCAACGTGGTTTTCAACCGGAAACTGTTCCCACTCAAAGACTTAGTGAACTTCAACTTTGGAATTGTTTTAGCTATTATCCTTCTGTTCATTGTTTTGATTGGTTGGCTGGTTTAAACGGTAAATACAGAGGTTTAGATAAAAAGTTTTTACATGGAAAATATTTATTTACAGTTGACTGGGCTCATCCAGAAACTAACATATTGGATACCGAGCATTCTGAAATTCCTCAAGAACATAAGTGTGCACACATATTGGCTCTTGATAACGGCAATTATGCAGCTCAGCCTAATAATCGCATTTTGTGGCACGTTAATAGTTATACTACTGATAACAGCTGGCCAGACTATAAAGTCCAAACTACGTATTGGGATGCAGAGGACTCTGGATTAGTTACTGAAGATAGTGATAATATGTTTTACGAAATGGAGAAAAAAAAATGAGGAAAATGTGTTTAAATTGTAATCACGTATGCCATTGTCCTGGTCACGGTACAGTTGGAAATTGTCCTAGCTGCGATTGTCAAAAATGCAATCACAACGGTAAAAATATAACTAAAATAAGTGCTTTCTGGAAGAAGATAAAAAATTGGTTAACTTAATGGAGTCCCAAAATGAACTATGGGTTTACTGCAATACTAATTATATTGATGTGTTTATTAGCTTTATTTGTAAGACCATCGTCTCACACTTCATTGAAGTTTGATTCAAAAGATATTATAATTTCTTTACCAAAACCTAAAATAGATGATTGATAAATTTTTATATAAATTTTTCGGAGGAATAGACCGTCTTTGTGCAGCAATAGCCAAAGCTATAGAATCTAAACCAAAAAAGAAAAAAAATGGCAAATAAACCATTACATATCGGAGAAGAGGCAGCCGTGCAAATGCCTATGAAGACGGTAGTCTCTCTGATTATAATCGTTGCCCTCGGCACGATGGGTTACTTTCAGATTGTAGAACGTCTAAACATAGCTGACACTAGACTTCAGTTAATGGAGAAAGATCTAACAGAGAACACAGATTTTAGAATAAAATGGCCACGTGGACAATTAGGTACACTTCCTGCAGACTCGGAGCAGTACATGTTAATTGAAGATCTATATAAACAAGTAGAAAAGCTACAAAAAAATATTGAAATGAATATGAGTAATAAATTAAAAATAGAATTTATGGAAGGTCAGATTAATAAATTATTAACGGACGTAGAAGAATTAAAAGATGCCAACAGAGAGATAGTATTTAAAAATGGAACGAGTCACTAGAAAAATTATACGGTATCTGGAAGATATGGAAAAGAAAGCTAAACAAATGAGCTTTATAAGAAATTTAAAAAAAGAAGTTGAAACTGGCAAACACGGTACACAAAAATACGTTGTAAAAGAAGGGCCCAACAAAGGTAAAATATTATGATAGAAACTGTGGTAGCTCTTCTTATGTTTTTTAATGGAAGTATAAATGAAGCACGTATTCAAGAATCGATGGCTATGTGTTTACGCGGTAAACGTAAAGCGGAGAGACAGTATTCAGAAAGTGTATCTTATAAATGCTATACTGGTTCAGCAGAATTAGAGACAAATATTGATGGAAGTTTATCGATAAAGAAGCTAATACTAGAATAGATGGTTCAAAAAATCGAAGAAGTTTTAGATAGAAAAGAAAACGAAAATTTAAAACAATTACTATTGATATGTTCCGATTGGCGTATATCTATAGATAATGCTAAAAACGGTTATACTGTTGATAATGGTTTTTGCTGCATTCCACAATCAAAACAAAAAATAAACACTTCAAAAGAAAATAAAGAATTAACTGAAATAGCAGATACAATTGTTGCAAGAATTAAAAAAAAATTAAATATAAATGCAGATGTTGTAAGATATTTTTACAATTTATATACTAAATCAGCAGTAGGGTCTTTACATGTTGATGAGAATGGTGATAACTTTTTGTCAATTGTGTATAGCATCGATGACGAGGGTTATACAATTATAAATGACGAGAAACATTATGATAAACCAAGACAAGCTAAAATCTTTAATAGCAATATCTTGCATTGTGGAAGTCCACCAATTTACAACAAATTCAGATTTAATTTAAATATTGTATTAGAACTAAAGGAAAACTATGAACTTAAGCCGTAATTTTACTCTTTCAGAGTTAACTAAATCAGATACTGCAATTAGGAAGGGAATTAATAATAATCCTAACGCAGAACAAATAGAAAAATTAAAAGGTTTGTGTGAAAATATTTTACAGCCAGTACGTGATCACTTCGGCAGAGTTAAGGTAACCAGTGGATTTCGAAGCGTGGATTTATGTATGGCTATTGGCAGCTCTGCAAATTCGCAGCATGCCAAAGCTGAAGCCGCAGACTTCGAATGTGTTGGAGTCGACAACGCTGAACTTTTTGATTGGATTAAAAATAACCTTGAGCCAGATCAACTGATCCTCGAATACTATACGCCTGGAGAACCTAACAGCGGATGGATACATTGCAGTTGGATACCGGATCAACCAAGAGCATCATTTTTACACGCCTACAGATCAGAGGGAAAAACAAAATATAAACCAATACTAGGATCAGCCAAAGACATTGTGTGAAACATATAATTGTTATTTCTGATATCTTTGACAAAGGTTTAGGAGATCATTTTTGTGCTTCAGCTGCACTTAGGTCTTATTACAGACAAGCTCATAAAATTGTACTGTTTTCACAATATCCTGATCTGTATGCACAACAAACTTACATAGATCAATCTTTTAGTTTAGAGCATTTAGCTGCATTAGATTATGGTGCTAAAACTTATTTTGAATATGAAAAGATAATACATCTTTATTCAAAAAAAGACTTTAAAGATAAAACAAATATTGTTGAACAATATTGTGAGAAACTTGGAGTAAAGCCTCAGCATTATCCTCACTTTGAAATAAGACATAATAGGTATAAATTTGATAAGACAATACTACTAGCTTTAGAAACAGGTCAAAAACATAAGAGTGTATGGAATGCTAAAGAGGTAGAACAAGAATTAATAAAAAGATTTCCTCAATTTAACTTTGTTACAACTAAACAATTTGAACGTCTGCCTGCTGACCATTTACCTGAAATTTGCAGCAAGATGTCAGGGTATGTGTCTATTAACTCTGGTTATTATCATCTTTTACATAATAAAGAGTATATTAAAAAAGGCATACATTTGTATGTAGATGATGTTTATAAATACAAGTTTGGCTATAAAGACTCAGTACATTATAAATTTGATAAGATCATCAATGTTGATAATCTCTGTGAAGTATTCTATAATACCTTATGCCAATAGGAAGAACTGCAATACCAAAACAAATAGATGGAAAGCTTAGAGGAGCGAGAGATGAAAAAAAGAAGAAAAGACGTGTCATCTCCAAATTATATCGCAAAAAGCCTAAGGTCTTCAAAGTTTAGTCAAAAAGTGCTACAATCTAAGAAGTTGTACAACCGCAAAAAGGAGAAGTCATACACTCTCAAAGCGGCCGCTAATAAGGAGAACAAATAATGGCTACATCTGGAACAGTTGCTTTTAATTTAAGCATAGATGAAATTATTGATGAGGGTTATGAGAGATGTGGTTTATCTACTAACTCTGGTTATGATATGCGTTCAGCAAGAAGAAGCTTAAATCTTCTTTTATCTGAATGGGGTAATAGAGGAATACATCTATGGAAAGTAGCTTTGCATGAAGCAGCTTTAGTTTCAGGACAAGCTGAGTATGCTGTAAGCTCTAGTGTAAGTGATGTATTAGAAGCTTTTGTTTCTTCTACAGCTGCATCAGGTGATAGTGCAAGTACTCAAGACATATCTTTATCAAAAATTGACAGATCTACATATGCTGCTTTACCAAATAAGTTATCTGTAGGACAACCATCACAATATTATGTTGCAAGAGAAACAACACCTAAAATTTATTTATACCAAGCACCTGATTTAAATACTTATACAACTTTAAAATACTATGTGATAAAAAGAATTGAAGACGCTGGAGCATATACTAATGACCCCGATGTAGTTTATAGATTTTTACCTTGTTTAGCTGCAGGTATGGCTTACTACACGTCTATGAAAAAAGCTCCTCAACTTGTTCAACAAAATAAATTAATTTATGAGGATGAACTAAAAAGAGCTTTAGATGAAGATGGTCAAAGAGCTTCTACGTTTATATCACCTCAGACATATTTTGGAGATGGTGTATAATGGGTAAGTTTGCAACTGGAAAAAGATCATTAGCTATATCTGATAGATCAGGACAAGCTTTTCCATATAATGAAATGGTAAAAGAATGGAATGGTTCATTAGTGCATACATCTGAATATGAACCAAAACATCCACAGATTAGAAGACGAAGACAAGTATCTGATGCAATAGCTTTGCAGAATGCAAGAGTGCAAAAATACCAACAACCTACAGAGATATCTGGTGTCTTAGCAGATTCTGGAGGTACAGTTGTAGGGGTTGCTGATTTATCACTTCCAGGTGATTTTGCTTATTTAACTAAACAATCAGGTATGCAACCTACTGACCCTTCTTTACAAAATAGAAGAAGAGAATTAAACGCACAATTGGGTGCAGTAACAGTGGTAACATAATGGCAGTAACATACGCAAATTTTTTAACACAAATTAGAAACTACACAGAAGTAGATAGTAATGTTTTGACTGATGCTATTATTCAAGATTTTATAAGATCTGTGGAATTAGATATTGCAGGTAAGGTTGATTATGATGATTTAAGAAAATACTCAAACTCTACGTTTACTGCTTCAAACAGATATGTAAGTCTTCCATCTGATTTAACAATCATTAGATCTGTTCAAGTAATTAACGGTTCTACTAGAACATTTTTAGAAAAAAGAGATACAAGTTTTATATCTGAATATAATAACAACGCAGCTACAGGACTACCTAAATATTATGCTAATTGGGATGACTTCAATTTTATAGTAGCTCCAATCCCTGATTCTAATTATACTGTACAAATAAACTACATACAGGATCCACCTCAATTTACTTCATCTACTGAAACTTTTATTTCTAAGTATCAGGAGTCTATGTTATTACATGGGACACTAGCTGAAGCATACCGGTTCTTAAAAGGGCCTATGGATCTATACAACCTCTATCAAAAGAAGTATGATGAAGAAGTACAAAATTTTGCTCTTCAACAAATGGGGAGAAGAAGACGTGCAGAATACGATGATGGAGTGCCAAGAATTAAGGTTCCTTCACCATCGCCAAATTAATAATTTAGAAGGAGGCCTACTATGGCAATAACAACTAACGCAATCTGTAATTCTTTTAAAAAAGAATTATTAGAAGCAAAACACGACTTCACTCAGACTACTGGTGATAAATTTAAATTAGCTATGTACACTAGCTCAGCAACTTTAGGTAAATCTACAACTTCATTTACAACTGGTAACGAAGTTACGTCACCTGCTGGATACACTTCAGGTGGAGGTGCTCTTGTTAACACAGGAACATCATTAGCTTCAAACACAGCTATAACTGACTTTGCAGACCTATCGTTTACAAACGTTACATTAACTGCGAGAGGTTCACTAATTTATAATACATCTAACTCTGATAGTGCGGTGGCTGTATTGGATTTTGGTGGTGATAAGACTGCAACTAGCGGAACTTTCACTATTCAATTTCCTGCGTTTACAACCTCTGCTGCAATATTAAGGATTGCATAAAAAGTAAAAGGTATGAATGTCGAAAACATGGGGTGCACTTGATTGGGGACAAGGTAGCTGGGCAGCACAAGGTGATGCCGGTGTTACTGTTACTGGTCTAAGTGCCTCCACGACAATCACAAATGTAGTACCTGACACTGAAATTAATTCAGGTTATGGTAGAGCAGCTTGGAGCGAAGGTTCTTGGGGTATTGCTGGAGATGTATTAGCTCAAGGGCAACAATTACAAACACAAATTACAGCAGTCGTTGTCGATAACGAAATCAACGTAGGTTGGGGTGGAGACACTTGGGGAGAAAATGCTTGGGGAGAATTATCAGGTGTTTATCAAGATGTAACTGGACAATCATTAACACCAACAACAGGTTCACCAACACCTAGGGGTGATTGTAATATTGAAGTAGGATCTGTTAGCTTAACATCATCTATTGGCCAAGGTTTATACGGAGTATCATTTACTTTTGATGCTACTGGGTTATCTTTATCTACCTCAATGGGAGAAGAGACAATTGGAATAGGTGTAAACGTAACTGGATCACAACTTCAAACAACTCCTGGAGGAGTAACTATTGATGAAAGCTTACTAACTGGAATTGGTTGGGGTAGAAGAGCTTGGGGTAACCTTGCTTGGGGTGAAGCATATTCAGTAATATTAACTGGACAAGAATTATCATCTTCAATTGGTGAAGAGACAGCGTTTACAGATGTTACTGTATCTGTCACTGGACAAGAAATGTCTATGACTTTAGCTGGTAACTTCTCAATACAAATTGACCAAGATATATTTGTATTTGCAACAGAAGACCAATTAGATTTATCATTAGGTAACTTTAGTTTAGAACAAAGCACTAATGAAACAGCTACCGGACAACAATTAACAAGCACTACTGGAGACGTAGAAGCATTTCAAAACACGCCTGTTGATGTAACAGGAATATCACTATCTTCAAGCTTAGGTTCTATTAATTTAGTACAATCAACTGTAGAGCCTGTAACAGGTATTGCAGCAACTCTGGAACTAGGGGACGAAGAAGAAATTCCAGGACAAGTTATAGGTGTGACGGGTCAGGCCTTAACACCAGCTGCAGGTTCTGTAACAATTGCAGCAAATGCTGATGTTTCATTAACTGGCATATCATTGACTTCTTCAGTAGGTGCACCTAATATAACTGCGTGGACTGAAATAAATCCAGGTGTAAACAATGTTTGGGAGCCTGTTGACTTAGCCGCTTAGCAATAGTAAAATTATACTTAAATTAGGAGAAAAAATTTATGGCATCTAATTATTCATCTGACCTTAAACTGGAGTTAATGACCACTGGTGAAAACGCTGGTACATGGGGAGATAAAACTAATACAAACTTAAACTTAATTCAACAAGCAATCGCTGGTTATGAAGCAGTAGCATTAGCTGATGGTGGAACAGTAACACTAGTTATGTCTGATGCTGCATTATCAAATGCAAGAAACATGGTAATTAAATTTACTGGTACTTTAACTGGAGCTTCTGCTGTACATATTCCAGACTCAATAGAAAAATTTTATATATTTGATTGTTCTGCTGTTACAGGTGTAACAAACTTAACTATTAAAACAGTTAGTGGAACTGGTTTTACTGTAGGTGAAGCAAAAATTATAGCTGCTTATACAGACGGAACTAACTTAAACGAAATTGCACTTAATACAATTGGTGGTACAATTGGTACTGCTCAAATTGATGACGATGCAATTACAAACGCTAAGATTGCAGACGATGCGATTCAAGCTGCACAAATTTCAAACAACGCAGTTGTAACGGCAGGCATTTTAGATTCAGCAGTAACTACTGCTAAAATTGCGGATGCTAATGTAACTACTGCTAAAATTGCTGATGATGCTGTTGGTGCTGACCAACTTGCTGACACTGCAGTAAGTGCAGGAACTTACACAGCTGCAACTATTACAGTTGATGCTCAAGGAAGACTTACTGCTGCTTCTGCAGGAGCTTCTGCAGTTCCAGATATGATACTTACTCAATCATTTCTTGGCCCATCTTCTGGAACTTTTACAAAATCAGCTAACGCTAGTTTTATTGGGGCTTACATTGTTGGTGGCGGAGGAACTGGTGGTAACAACCAACCTTCATTTAACTCAACTGGAGGACAAGGTGGTAAAGGGGGTTTTGGTTATTTTGCTGCACCCTCAGGAAGTCCATTAGCAGTCCCTTACTCTGTTCCTGGTGAGGGTGGAGGAACAACAAATCTTTCAAACATTGGTAGAGCTAATGGTGGAGGTTCAGGAGAAAATGGAAGAAACGCTGGATCATTTAGAGGAGCTCCTGGTACTGCCGGAACTATTACAACTGCTCCATCAAACATTGCAAATGTTTCTTATGACTACGGAGGGCCCACAGGTTTTGCGGATAATGTAAGACTTATTATTACTGGATCAAACACCATTGGTACAGGTGGCCCTAACGGACAACCCGGTGGACAAGGAAGACCAGGCGGATTAATAGTTTATGAGGATTTAGGTACGTAATATGGCAACATTAATTATAAGAGATAACGGAACTATGCATAAAGTCTGTTTGACTGAAGCACACGTAAATGCACAAAACCTTCAAGAAGAATTATATACTGAAGGACAATACACTAAAATGGAAATTTCTACAGCTGAGGCAAATGATGTAAGACATGGAAACAAAAGTTACATTGAAAATGCTTGGGTTGTTTCAGAAGATAGAGAAGCTCCTGAAGATGGAATAAAAATACATCACTTTCTTAACAAATCAGATTTTGATGGATCAGTTGCTAAACAGATTGAAGGTTTTGAAAATTTCTTAGCACTCAATCCTGATAATGCTATGGCAGCAGAAATATCAACATATGTTGATGCTCTTAAAGCTTTAGATAGTTCTGGTATTAGTTTCCCATTAGCACATAATGTATGCAGCTATATGGAATCTACAGGTGTTACTGCATTCAGTCCTTTACAATGTCCATAATAATTGATATTTAGCCTTATGGCTAATATCATAGAATTTTCTGCTTCGGCAGAATATTTAGCGACTGGGGATATCGAAAAACCTGTTCCTATAAAAGTTAATATACCTAAATGGTTTAAAGACTTAGAGCATAAGATGGAAAGAACGACTGTAAAAGGTTGTATGCCTTTTCTTGATACTTTGTCATCAGGGTATTTATTAAAACTTCCACAAGATATAGCTATAGGTCTAGATCATTTTGATGATAATGGTAATCCATTAATGCACGTAAAATACTCTTTACACACCGACAGAGGCCCTGCAGAGGGTACAAATTTAAACCATAATGATCATGAATCTACTCATCCAACATTTCAATTAGGTAATTCACCTATGGTTGCTAAAAATAATGGCAGACCTTTTCATAAAATAATTAGTCCTTGGAGAATAAAAACACCACCAGGATATAGTTGTTTATTTTTACCACCTATGAATAACTATCATGAACCATGGAGTATTATTCCTGGGATTGTAGATACTGATAAATTTACACTGGAAGTTAATTTTCCTACAATTGTTGATGCAGAAAAGATTAAAACTAAGTATAAACAATTTTTAATGAAGAAAGGCACACCTTATGTTCAAATCATTCCTTTTAAAAAAGAAAGTTGGCAAATGAATATTAAACCAATAGAAAACAAAAAAAGTGTCTTTTTATATCCAATGAAATTACTACATAACTATAAAACAGGTTTTTGGAGAAAGATTACATGGAAATAAGAAGTTTTGTACAAGTTTTTGATAATGTATTACACCCTGAAGCTATAGCTTGTTTGCTGCAATGGTTAAATAAAACAGACAGATTTAATAAAGCCGATGTTATAAATGATGCAGGCAAAACTAGAAAAGGTGTATTGAGAGAAGATATAAGAAAAACAGAAGCTTTTGGATTACACCCCTTAGATAAAGAATTGACTTCTGTACATTGGTTTAATGTACTACGAATGAAGATTGAACAACAAGTTAATAATTATAGAATACTTCATCCTAATTTAGATTTACATCCACAAAAAGTAGAAGAAATAAATGCACTTAGATATAAACCAGGTGGCTTTTATAAGTACCATACTGATTATCATATTAAGTTTCCAAGAGTCTTAAGTACAATTACATTACTTAACAATGATTATAAAGGTGGACAACTTTGTTTTAGAAACCCTTCGAAAGAAGAAGATTCAGAATTTTGTATAGATGTTAAACCAGGACGAATGATAATGTGGCCAAGTAATTTTTTATATCCACATGCTATCAAGCCAATAACAGAAGGTACTCGTTATAGTATAGTGGGGTGGGTATGGTAGAACGTGTAACAAGACCATTTAAGTATAGAGTAATAAAAGGTTTTTTAGATAAAACAGAAATTAAATTATTAACTGATTATACTAGAATTAAACACAGACTTAATAGAGAAACATTTGATCTTGAACAAAGTAATAATTATGCAACTATTTTTTATAAAGATCCTTTAACAGAAACAATTATGTTACAAAAGAAAGAAATAATGGAAATAGAAACTGGTTATAAATTATTTCCAACATATTCTTTTTTTAGAATGTATACTTTTGGATCTGATCTAAAACCTCATACTGATAGATCTTCTTGTGAAATAAGTGTAACTGTATCTATTGGTTCTGATGGAACTCCTTGGCCTATCTATATGGATGGTAAAGAAGTGATGTTAGAACATGGAGATGCAGCAATTTATTTTGGTTGCGAAGTACCTCACTGGAGAAAACCATTTAAAGGTGATTGGTATGCACAAACTTTTTTACATTATGTAAATAAAGATGGGCCACACAAAGAGTGGTTAAAAGATAAAAAACTGTTATGGGGCCAACAAAACGAGGAGGGTTAAATGCAAATACAACAAAATGAAGACGGCAGTGCAGATATACTTTTTGAAGATAGTGAAATTACTATTTTAACACAAAAAAAGAAATTACATTTAGATGCAGAAGGTTTGCGGCATTTTGGTAATATTTTGGTAAAGATTGTATCTGATTGGAATCTTAACTTTAACGAAGATTTAAAAAATAAAACAACACATGATACTACACGTGTTAAGTTTAAATGATAACACTGATTGATAATTTTTATCCAGATGAATTATATGCTGATGTTTTAGAACAAGTCAAAACTTTTGATTTTAATCCTAGTCATCAACCTTGCAGAAAAGATATAAACAGATACCAAGCTTATCCTGTTTATGAAACTAATGATTTGAAAAAAGACAATCGTGCATATCAATATTTAGAAAACAAATTACAAGAGTTTAAATTAAAACCTTTTAAAATGCATACCTTTTATAGAAAAACATTGTTGTCAGAATTAAAAAAAAGTTTATCTTGGGATAACTATGCGAAACATATTGATGGTGGAGGTACATCTTTAGCAGGAGTTATTTATCTAAATACTCAATCTATTCAAGATGGTACATCCTTATATAATGACTTTTCAGATTATGAACCTACACTTACAGTGGCAAGTAAACCAAATAGATTTATAATGTATAACTCAAATATAATACATAGTCCTGGTGTAAGACAGTGGCAGGAAGAACGTATTATACAACCATTTTTTATAGAATATGCTTAAGGACGTTTTAAAAATAGAAAAACCATTGGAAAGACAATCTTGGTTATATGCATTTGATCTTGGTAAAATTGATACCGATTATTTTATTAAAAGAATAGATCACTTTGTAAAAGACGAAACTAATCAAAATTATCAAACAAATGTTAAGGGGAAAATGACTAATGATATATTTTTACAAGATCAGAATTTTATTAATTTATTACATGTTTGTAAAACTTACGTAGGTTCATTTTCTAGAGTATGGGATTATCCTTGGGTATTACTAAATGCGTGGGGAGTAAGAAATGATTACGGAGATTACACAAGAAATCATAGACATGGACAAGCCTGTATATCAGGATTAATTTATTTAAATAGCAACGAACAGGAATTAGAATTTCCCGAATTACAAACTAAAGTTAAACCTGAACCGGGAAGAGTAGTTATTTGGGATTCTTTATTAAGGCATGAATGTAAACCAAATAGATCAGATATATCTAAATATTCTGTAGTGTTTAACATAGATTATCAAGCAGGTTACGAACATCAAGACTATCGATCTTGAAGACTGCTTATGATATAATATGGCATGCCATTAAAAAATGTACAAATACAGCCAGGATTTAATAAACAAACAACTGCTGTCGGTGCTGAAGGTCAGTGGACTGATGGAGATTTTGTTAGGTTTAGATATGGTTTACCAGAAAAAATAGGTGGATGGGCACAGATTACAGGTCAAACTTTAGTTGGTGCAGTCCGAGAACAGCTTGTATGGGCTGATTTGGATGGCAGAAGATATGCAGCTTTAGGTTCTAATAAAGCTTTATTTATTTATTATGAAAGTGCTTTTTACGATATTACACCATTGGACACTGCTATTACTGGTTGTACTTTTGGTACAACTAACGGTCTAACAGAAGTAGGTGTTAATAAAACTGCACATGGTTTAGAGGTTGGAGATTTATTTACTTTTACATCTGTAACCCCTCCCGTAGGAGCAGGATATGTTGCAGCAGATTTTACCACTAATACTTTTCAAGTAGTTACCGTACCTTCAACAGATGCTTTTACAATTACTATGGCTACGGGTGCTGGAACGACAGTATCTAACAGTGGATCAGCTGTAGTTAATCCTTATATAAAACCAGGGCCACTTACTCAATCTGCAGGTTATGGTTACGGAACTTCTACTTTTGGTGGAGCCTCTGGAGTCTTAGGAAGTTTAAATGGATCTCTAAATGATGACACCGCAGGAACGGGCGGGTCAGGAACTTCAATAACGCTTGCCTCAACAAATGGCTGGCCAACGTCTGGAACTTTTAAAGTTGGAACAGAATTTATATCTTATACAGGAGTATCATCAAATGATCTTACTGGTATTACGAGAGATGTAGCAGGAAC